AGGATTGGTTTCAGCAAGATAAACCTAGTGATTGGAGGCAACGTGACTGATTATGTCTGTATCCCTATGTGGGATCCCATTTATGAAATGATGCGATATCATTGGGTACACAAGTCTGAAAAGGATCCTGTGCAATTAACGAAAAACCTCAACCCAGAGCAAGAGGTGCTATGACAATTAAGATTACACGTCAAACATATATTGAGAGGAAGACCTAATGATTGATACAATTGTAGTTTATTCAAATGGTAGTCAAGAGTGTGAGAGAATTTGTATGCTTCTCAAATCTCTTGATGGTGAGTTCTTAGAGTACAAACTCAATAACCATTTCACACAGAGATCATTTGAGAATGAGTTTGGTGTTGAGGCAGGTTATCCACAGGTTGCTATTGGAGCAAATCATATTGGTAATTTGAAAGAAACTTTGCAGTGGATGAAGAGCAAGCATATTGTGTGACAGTTGGCAAACTGTCTACTACTGCCAAAATTCTGGTCTGAGTGCTGTAATATAGTCATATACAAAGCAAAGCAGTAATGGCAGTCAATTACGAAATCAAATCACAACTTGCCAAACTCCTTGCTACTGAGGATTTGGTGGTTGAGAATCGTAATGTTGAGACAGCACAGTTTAATGTTGAGACACGTGTTCTGACTCTTCCTATGTGGAAGCGTGCTAGTGAGACTGTTTATGACCTTCTGGTGGGTCATGAAGTAGGTCATGCTCTCTACACTCCTGATGATTGGAGTTGGGAAGATCGTATTCCTCAGCAGTTTGTGAATGTGACTGAGGATGCACGCATTGAAAAACTGATGAAGCGTCGCTATCCTGGTCTCTCTAAATCCTTCTATAAGGGTTATAAAGAGATGACAGATAATGACTTCTTTGAGATTGATGGTCAAGACCTAAGTAAGATGAACCTTGCTGATCGCATCAACCTGTACTGTAAGATTGGCACTTTTGTTGATATTCCATTCTCTGATAAAGAGATGGAGTTTGTTGAGATGGTTAATGAAAGTGAGACATTTGGTGATGCAGTCCTGGCAGCAGAACTTCTTTATAAGTATTGTAAGGAGCAGATTGATAATAGTGAGAAATTAGCAGAAGCTCCTACACCTGATGGAAACAAAGGTGATAGTGTTGATTCATCACAGCAGCAAATGCCAAAGGCAGAGAGTCAAGATTCTGAGAACTCAGAAGAATCTGAGGAGAAAGAAGATATGACTCATGAAGAAATGTTGGAAGAAGCAGAGCGTCGTGAAAAAGGGAATGAACTTAGTAAAGTTGACCCTCTTGAAATTCAGACTGATGAAAGATTCAATGAAGGTACAAAAGATTTAGTTGGAAATGTTGAGGGTGTCAGAGAGTTAGGATACTATGAAATCCCTAATTTTGATGTTAATAATTACATAATCTCTAATGAGAAAGTTCATCAGGATTTAGATAGTCATTGGGAGAGAGAACTCACACCTCTTGAAGACAGTAATGGTAATAGTCATGTTGCTAGTTTTGAATTGGCAGATGCTGAGTACAAAAAGTTCAAGAAGAATTCACAACGTGAAGTAAACTTTCTTGTTAAAGAGTTTGAGTGCAAGAAGTCAGCAGATGCCTATGCACGTGCTGCTACTTCTAGGACTGGTGTTCTTGACTGTACCAAATTGCATACCTATAAGTACAATGAAGATCTGTTTAAGAAAGTAACCACTCTCCCTGATGGTAAGAACCATGGTCTTATCTTTCTTCTTGATTGGTCTGGTTCTATGGCTGACTATATTCAGGATACAGTCAAGCAGGTATTCAATCTGATTTGGTTCTGCAATAAGGCAAACATACCATTTGATCTGTATGCTTTCACCAATAGTTATCATGATACAGATAGGCAAAGTAACAATCTTGATTGGAAAGAAAATACTTTCTGGCTTTCTAATGACTTTTCTCTTCTGAACTTATTGTCTAGCACTTGTAAACAGAAAGATTTTGAGAAACAGATGTTGAATATTTGGAGAAGTGTATTTGGTATGAGGAACTACTGTAACTACAATATTCATCCTTCTTATAATTTGTCAGGAACTCCTTTGAATGAAGCAATCTGTTGCCTTCACCACATCATTCCTGCATTTAAGAAAAACAATGACCTTCAAAAAGTGCAGGTTCTTGTCTTGACAGATGGTGAGGCAAACTCTATGCCTGTTGCTAAGAAGTATTGGAGTGCTTATCATAAGAAATGGGATGTAGGGACAGCACATGTCTATCCTGATATGTCTTACCTGCGTAATCGTAAAACTGGTATGACTTATAAATTTTCTGGTGAGTACTTCAAGTTTACAGAAGTATTCCTAAAAGATTTGCAAGCAACTTTCCCTGATACAAACTTTATTGGGATTCGTATTGCTGCCAATAGGGATATCTATAGTTTTGTTAGAAGGTACACTATGCTTACTGATAAAATGATTAAAGGAATTAAGAAAGAAAAGTTTATCGCTATTGATAATAGTGGATACACCACTTACTTTGGTCTTGTCAGTCAGAGTCTTTCTAATGATGTTGAGTTTGATGTTGAGGAAGGTGCTTCTAAAACTAAAATCAAAACAGCATTTGCTAAGAATTTGAAGGCAAAGTCCCTAAATAAAAAAGTTCTTAGTCAGTTCATGGACCTGGTCTGCTGACCAGTTGTCTAACTGTCTCATCCCACCTCTCAGAGGGGTGGAGATGCCTTATACTATCTTTGTTGACCACAGAACACACACTACAAAATCATGGCTCTTTCACCTGAATACATCACCTCTTCACTCACCAATCTTTATGGTTCTGAAGTAGTTGCTGCTGATGTACGTGCCTGGTGTGCAATGAATGGAACTACTTATCAGACTGTGACTAAAAAACTTGATGACTATAAAGTTGGTCGTGGCAAGTGGAATCTAACTGTGCAAGAGAAACTAGAACAAAAATACCAAGCACCAGCAGGACTGCCTGCTATTGAACAAAACCTTATCCCAGAGAAAGATGATACCTTCGTCAAGTTTGGTAATTTCGCTGATATTAAAAAAATTATTAGCTCCAATCTTTTCTATCCTACATTCATTACAGGACTTTCTGGTAATGGTAAAACGTTTCTTGTTGAGCAAGCTTGCGCTCAACTCAAGCGTGAGTTAATTCGTGTCAACATCACCATTGAAACTGATGAAGACGATCTTATTGGTGGTTTTCGTCTTATTAATGGTGAGACAGTTTGGCATAATGGTCCTGTCATTGAAGCTCTTGAAAGGGGAGCTGTTCTTCTTCTAGATGAAGTTGACCTGGCATCTAACAAGATTCTGTGTCTGCAATCTATTCTGGAAGGTAAGGGTATCTTCCTTAAAAAGATTGGTAAGTTTGTCCAACCTAAGAATGGTTTCACTGTCATTGCTACTGCCAATACTAAAGGTAAAGGTTCTGAGGATGGACGCTTCATTGGTACAAATGTTCTGAATGAAGCATTTCTAGAACGCTTTTGTGTGACCTTTGAACAGTCCTATCCTACTGCTGCTACTGAGCAGAAAATTCTTGAAGGTATTGCTAATGACCTTAATGTGGTTGCCCCTGCTTTTTGTAAGCACTTGGTAGATTGGGCAGACATCATTCGCAAGACCTTCTATGATGGTGGTATTGAGGATGTAATCAGCACTCGTCGCCTGATTCACATCATTCGTGCTTACAGTATCTTTGCTGACAAGGAGAAAGCAATCAAAGTTTGTATCAATCGTTTTGATGATGAGACCAAAGCATCATTCATTGAACTTTATGACAAAGTAGATGCAGACTTTGATATGAATGTTGACAACTCCACTGAAAGTTGATATGATTAATGCATGGTCTATGTTATATGATGAAATGAATGACCTTGACTGGGTAAGTGCAAATGGGGGGTTTGAGTATACTCCTACTCCCTATGATGTAGCAGAAGGTGGTCTTAATGTAAACATTGGTGTTGGTACAGAACATGATTGGAATGAATTTTGGAGTTCTATGAAAGAAGATGTGATTGAATTTAATCTTGGCAATAGCCAACCTTGGAAATATAATGAAGAAGAAATTGTAAAAGAACTTCTTTATTATATTAGAGGAACTTATAGTCAGCATTATGCTGCTAATGACCAGAACATCCAAACACTAGATTTTATTGAGGCATCTCATGGTGATGGTGAGTCATTTGCCAGAGATAACATCCTCAAATACACTTCCCGCTATGATAAAAAGGGAACACCAAAACGTGACATTATGAAGATCTTGCATTATGCTGTTCTTCTAATGCACTTCAATGAAAAAAACGCACCACAACGTGAAATTTACCCACAATGAATATGAAACTGTCTGAATCAACTGTTAATCTGCTCAAAAACTTCTCTTCTATTAACCAATCCATTCTATTCAAGCAGGGTAACAAACTGCGTAGTATTTCAGTGATGAAGAACATCCTGGTTGAAGCAGAGATTGCAGAAGAGTTCCCTAAGGATTTTGGTATCTATGACCTTAATCAATTTCTCAATGGTCTGTCTCTTCATTCTGCTCCTGATCTGGACTTTACTAGGGATGAGTTTGTTGTAATCAAAGAAGGTAAGATGCGTTCTAAGTACTTCTTTGCTGATCCAACTGTCATTGTATCTCCTCCTGAGAAAGAGATCACTCTCCCTACTGAAGATGTATGTTTTGAACTGTCATCTCAGCAACTGGAGAAATTGAAGAAAGCAGCATCTGTTTATCAACTCCCTGACATCTCTGTTATTGGTGAGAATGGTGTAATCAAATTGGTTGCACGTGATAAGAAGAATGATACTTCCAATGATTTCTCTATCATTGTTGGTGATACTAATAGTGAGTTTGTCTTTAACTTCAAAGAAGAAAACTTAAAGATTATTCCTGGTGCTTATGATGTTATTGTATCATCTAAACTCCTGTCACGTTTTACTAATAAGAATGTAAATGTGTGTTATTATATTGCCCTTGAACCTGACTCCACTTTTGAATCATGACTAAATGGGAAGTAACATATAGGATCCCTTCTACAGGGACCAAGTATCATAAAAAAATTGTTGAATGTCGTTACCAACATGAAGCATCTAAAATTGCTCAGGCAGAGATGCCCTCAGCTACAATTTGTGGGGGCGCCAGGCGCATCAATTGATATTCCTATGAGGGTTGTAGGTAGTGCTCTTGTGATCACTGCCTATTTTATTGTCCTTCATGTGAGTGTAACAGTTGGTGTGCTTTTGCACTTTGTTGCAGACCTTATATCTGTGCCATACTTTGTAAGAACAAAATCTTGGGATGTAGTCATTATGCTTACATTCCTTCTTGCTATATCATTATCTAAATTATGGATATGAATACTGTGCCTAAATTGACACTGCAAAAAATTGCAGAAGAACTTGGAGGAAAAGTAACTTATATTACTTGTTCTGACAAAACAACTACACACCAAAGAATTGTGATAGAGTATGGTCATCAGAAGAAATCAAAATGAACATCTTTGTAACTGACCCTGATCCCTGGAAGTCTGCTGTTGTATTGCCTGACAAGCATATTGTCAAGATGCCCCTAGAGACCTGTCAGATGCTTGCTATCGTATGCTCTGACAAATGGGGTCATAGATTTGGCACCCTTCCCAGAGCAGATGGCACTCCCTACGCTACTGAGAAGGGTGCTTTTCGTAACCACCCCTGTACTGTCTGGGCAAATGAATATGTGATGAACTGGCAGTGGTTGCTCTCTCATGGGTTTGCTCTCTGTGCAGAGTATGCTG